ACGAAAAACCAGTTATCTTCCGGCAGCTCAATCGCACCGGTAATATCATGAAAGCCAGGCAAAACCTCTGTCATCGTGACGGGATTAAACAGGCGCATAGAGTACCCTCCATGAAAAAGAGTTTGATGATGCAGAGCCATCATACAGCTGGCAACGAGCGGTAAAGCCCGAGGCAGTCACTTCATTATCAATAATCATTGAGACATGAAGCGCATTAGCACTTCTGTCACTCGCTATACGCTCAGCAATACTGATATATCGTGAAAGTTCAGGTAGTGCGATTGGATACGTAATGGTGGCTTTCCCGGCGTTATGAACTCCACTCATCCCATATAATTCAATGGCCCCGTCTGACCAAATAATCCAGCCACCATTTGCATTCCTTCCACGGCTGGTAACAAACTTCGCCTCTCCCAGGCCCAGATACTGCAATAAACCCGAAACATTTTTCCCGCTTAATGCCGTCAGGGTATTGTCCAGCGGCTGCTTCCCTGCCAGGGCATTAGTCATCGTTGTGGCAAAGTTTGGGTCGTTGCCCAGGGCTGCCGCCAGCTCGTTCAGCGTATCCAGCGCCGCCGGGGATGAACCCACCAGAGCCGCCAGCGCTGATTTCACAAAAGCCGTTGTGGCAATCTGCGTGTTGTTAGCGGTCTGCGCTGCAGTGGGGGCCGTCGGCGTTCCCGTCAGGGCAGGATTTGCCAGCGGTGCTTTCAGTGCCAGCGCGTTATTAAGTACCGCCACCACCGCCTGCACAAATGCCGTGCTGGCAATCTGGGTACTGTTCGTTCCCGCTGGCGCGGTTGGCGTTTTGGGCGTGCCCGTCAGGGTTGGACTCTCTTTCGGGGCATACTGCGAATGCGGATCGACTGCAGCTAGGTGTTTCACCATCTGATCATCGACGTAAACCTTCAGCTCCAGCACCTTGTCGTCAACATACTTGCGCGTTGCCAGCACCACGGCAGGGTCAATTTTCAGGGTGATGGTTTCGGTGCTGCTGGTAATCAGCACCATGCGCACGGTCTGCGTGCGCCCGCTCCCCTCCGCCAGCTGCGGCTTGTAGCTCTCCGGGCAGTTGCCCACGGCAATCAACGCACCTGTGTCATCAAACAGTCCGACTTCCCGAATCCACCACCCGCCCTCAGTTTCGGGGATCACCTGCTCCGCAATAATCTGGCTGCTGTTTTGCGGGTCGATGTACAGCATATTGAGATCGGCCCGGCGCTTTTCAGCAATCAGTTTCGTCTGCTGCGCGCTGGGTGTGGGGAGTACACCGCCCCCGTCGCCCACCGCCATCTGGGTAATTTTCAGCGGGACGCCGAGCGCTGCGGCGCTGGCCAGTTTCGCTGCGCCGATCTCCGTCAGCAGGGTGTAAAATTTTGCGCTCATGGATTCACTCTCACTGTGTCAATAACGTGGACCGCCCCGCCCTCGTAAGCGGTGCCGCCGAAAATAATGGTGTCGTTGATATACGGGTAAATCGTGATTTCTTCGCCGGTGTAGGTGGCTGCGCCGACAAAATATGGCCCGCTGGTCTGCAGGTTGATGGACATGCCGATCAGATGACGGCTGCAGGGTTTGGCGTCGCTGATGAGGCGCTCCAGCTCCAGATAGGTTTCTTCTGTGATGCCCTGGTCCTGCACGCCGATATCCAGGCGGAACGTGCCCGGTTGCTCGCCGGTCTGCCACCATTCGACAATGCGGATCAGGAAGCCGAACGGCTCCACCACCCGACGCACGGCGCTGGTTGTGCCTTTGTGCTGATGAATATAGAACGCATCCTGTACCACCCGGCGCTTGACGCTCTCCGTCCAGCTCTCGTCCCAGCGGTCCACGGAAAACGCCCACGCCAGATACGGCAGGAAACTGACCGGACAGGTTGCCGGGTTCCACAGGTCACGCAGCGGCACTTCAAGCCCGGAAATACCGCTGCAGCTCTGCGCCAGTCGGCGCTCAAGCGGCGATGAGCCAGGCGGCAGCAGGCTATTCATCCGTGCCCCCGTTGGTCACATTCCACTCCGTGCAGGAGGCGGCCTGCGTTTTGTCCAGCACCACATCAGCCAGCGGAGAAGCCAGCTCGACACGCTGCACGCCTTCGACATGCAGCGCGGCATACAGAGCACTGCGACGGATATCCCGCCCGAGTCGCGTCTGACTGGCGATGTACTTCTGCAGGCTGGCTATTGCGGCCGCCATCACCGGCTCGGCTTCCGGTCCCGGATAGAGAAAAATGGTGGCATCCACGCTGTACGGGATAATTTCGGCGCTGCGCACCGTCAGGCGATCCGCCACCGGGCGCACGCTCTCGCTGTTCAGCGCCTTTTCAACCACGGCCAGCAAGTCATCACCTGCCGTTCCATCACCCTCACGGCTCAGTACAGTCAGCACGACCTCCGCCGGTGCCGGGCTGGTTGCGCTGGCATCCGCCACGCGCCCGTCTGCACTTCTGGCGTGAAACTCATAGGCCGCCGTCGGCCCCGCAACGGACAGCCCCTCAAATGCAGCGGGAACACGCAGACGCAGCGCCTCGTCACTTTCCATCACGGCAGCAACCGGCGGCACGGCGTCGGTATCGGCAGGCGTTACCGTCAGGCGCTTCACGTTGTAGTTGGCGGCCAGTTGCTCCAGATCGCCGCCGAGGGCATACGCCACCATGACCGCCTGCGCGGCCTCGTTGATGCGCTGGCGCAACAGAACTTCGCGGTAGGTACTTTCCTGCAGTTGTTTGGTGATGGGTTCAGATTCGAGCGCCAGCGTGCGCGCTACTGCAGCCTGCTCGTCCGCCGGATAGAGCGCCACAAAAGCGGCCTTGCGCTCCGCCAGCAGCGTCTCAAAATCCGGCACGTCCACAATCTGCGGCGCGGGGAGCTGGGAAAGGTCAATGACCGCCATTGTCTGCTCCTGTTGATACGGAAAGGGAAACCGGCGCGCCGTTGTTGCGCTGCCCGGTAAGGTCAACCAGCATGGAGCCGTCAAAATTGCTGCTGATGGTGATGGAGTCCAGTGTCAGACGCGGCTCCCAGCGGTTCAGTGCCATATACACCGCCGACATGATCTGCAGGCGCAGTGCCGGGTTCTGCGGCTGGTCAATCAGGACGGATAACAGGGAGCCGTATTCCCGCCGGGCAATGCGGCTGCCCTGCGGCGTCAGCAGAATATCGCGCACCGACTGGCGCAAATGGTCTGCGTCCGTGATGGCTTTGCCGTTGCTTTGACTCATGCCGAGATACAGCGTCATACCGGACCTCCCGACGTGTCGCCGCCTGATTTAACTTTGTCGTGCATATGGTCATCCACCACGATCCCGTTGGAACTCATCGCGCCGCCGCCCTGGGTGACTCCGCCGTTGATCACCACCTCGCTGTTGATGCGCGTGGTGTCGGCCTCCACCACAAACTCAGCTGTTTTGAAGGTGATATTGTTGGCCGCCTCGATCACCATGGTTTTGATGCCTTTGACGAGCCAGCGCCCGGTGGCGGGTTCATACTCAAACCAGCCCCCATCCGGGTGCTGCGTCACGCTGCCGTCCACGGAATCCGACGGCGGCGCAAATTCACTGGAGTAGATAGCGGGCAGCGCAAACGCAGTTTCGAGATTGCCGCCCATGCTCAGCACCACCACCTGCTCATCCGGTGACGGGCACCACCATGTGCGTGCACCACCGGCGCGCAGCGTCAGCCAGTTAATCCAGTTGGTTTCGAGTTCGCCGACTTTCACCCGGCACAGCCAGTTTTCCCGGTCCACTTCGGTCACGGTGCCGGTGCGGATCAGGTTGGTGATAAGGCGCATGATTTCTGTGAGTTGCGTATTCATACACATAGAGTGAATGAATACTTTGGGTAATTAAAAAGAAGGAACTTGTGGGGGCGATGGTACAATTAAACTAATCAAGCACTCATAGCATTGTTCAAATAATGCTCATATTCCTGTAATAATCTCTTTAACTTTTTATTTTCCGTTTCCAACCAAGTATGAACATAGTTTAACGCCAAGTTACTTGGTTCTGCATTCCGGAAACCTTTAGCTTGCTTAAGTATATAAATACCATTTGAAAGTCCTAACTCCACTGTCACGCGTTCGTTCCAATGGGTTCTAACTTTATAGACATAGCTTTCGCCATTCAGTGCCTTTATCTTATATGATGCCAAACAATGCTCCATTTCCTTACCTTCTGTGATAAGTTTATTAATGGAGTTGATGAATTCGATCCCCTCTGAAACCATTAAACTTGGTTCTTCAAAATGGACATCATCTCTTAAATATTTCGTCGTATCTCTTAACCTTTGCGACCATTTATCGTGTAAGGATTTAACATCTTCGCGGCAATCACAACCCATAACAATGTCATAAGATTTTTTAATACCAATATTTTCTCCGATACGGATACTATCTTTCACCAATTTGACAAGTGACAGCATCCCAACTCGGTACTCTCTCAAAAAATCCTTTTTATCGCGACAAATGTTACTCAAAAGAGTCGTTCCAGATAATGCACGGTAATAATATGCCAAATATAACTCTTGCAAAGTAACTGATTGCTTGTGCTTATAAGCCTCTATGAGGTCATTATCTTTCAAGCATCTTGATAACAAGATGAACTCATATCTACGCCCATGAAGCATTGAAGTCTTTTTTAATAAGTTTATTATTTTTTCTTTAGGCGGGGTTTCAGCTAAGACAGAAAAAAGGGCTCTTCTTTTCATCCTCGCCAAATATTCAACGGTATGGAAATTGTATCCGTAGTAATTATTTAAAATAATCCCCCACGCAAGATTACCACAATCTGAAAAAAGCTCACTAAGAGATTTGCTTGCATTTATAGAATTATATATTTCGATTTGAGCATCATTATACTGTATGATTTTATCAAAATTATTACTCTCATTGACAGTCAACATATGAAGTAGATGCTCCACTGCATCATTACCCATCACATGGCTATTGAAAAGAGGTATTCCACAATCAACCTCACCTTTTTGAACATTCCTCTCATGATAGATATCAGACAAAACCTGCCCATCTCGAACGTAGACCTTTATCGCCACAGAAATAACAGGTGAAAAAGATATAACAATCTTATTTTTCAATAGATAAACTTTCATCTATCTGTCCTTCAAGGTGAGTTATTTTCCTTTCCAACTCCAGCATTAAACCATTCAATTTAACTTGCTGACTTGAGGAAAAAGAATGAGAAAAATTTTCTTTAGTAATCTCCAACTCTAACTGTCTGGTTTTTGCCATTGTGATTGATAACTCATTAAAAGTATCTACAGCATTTTTTCCTCTTTTAGCCAACTCACCGAGTTCGAGTTCTACGAAACCTAGCTTTGCTTTCGCCGTATTGCTTTCGACTATTCTCTTTAGCAAAAGAGTTATTGGGCGATATAATATGCATAAAGCAAAAATAAAAGCTGTAGGCCATGTTAGTACAACTTGCAGCACTAGGATAAGATCTTTCACAATAACTAACTCAGTCAATTAAAAGCCTATTAAATCATCTACCAGCGAATTTCTCTTGTCAATCATTCATCAAGAGGAAATGCGCTTACTTTTTAGACACCCAAGTTAATAACATGCTTTGTATCACATCTGTGGAATTATGATTTATTCCTAGTAATTTCCGCTCTCGGTAGCGTACCTTCGGTCCGTTGCGATAAACATAATCACGCAAACCGTAATGGTGAACCCGCGCCATCCGCTGCACCTTCCCTGTAAACTGCACGCTGGCTGAATCCGCGCTGGCTGCAGTTTTCAGGTATTTGGTCGTGCGCAGCTTCGCAAACATCTGCCGCTTAATTCGCCCCTTTTTAGTTCGGGCTGTCACTTTTCGCGGCTCGTATCCGCTGCCGTCAGGATTACGCTGTAGCCGAATATTGTTTTGCTGATTCCGGCGCAGTGCCTGCGCCAGCTCCCGCATCATGCGCTGACGGGCAGCAGGCTCAAGATTCGCCAGCAGTGCCGCCAGCCACTCATCTACCTTATGCAGATTATCCACGTTTCACCGTCCACATTTCTTCTGGCTCGTCGGGTTCCGGCTCCGCCTCAACCGTTGAGACAGCGCCGTCAGTGCTGACCAGCACGCGCTCCGTCAGCTGCAGGTTCAGGCTGATATCACACACGTCGTTGCGCAGAATATCGACCTCAAAGGTGAACAGCTTTTCACGCAGGTCTGGGTTATTGATAGCATCCGTCTGATTCGCTTTCAGCCACAGCAGCACCGGAGCCATAAGCAGATTCTGGTCGCCGCTGAAATCCTCGAGCACCACGTTCAGGGTATAACGGTATTCCCACGACATGGACAGCGCGCCGGTTGCCACCAGGGAACCGTTATCCACAAACAGATGCAGCTTGTCCGGATTATCGCAGACATAAGGCACCGACTTATTCAGGGCGTTGCGTAAGGACTGCGGCTTGTTCACTGTTTCGCTCCTGACACGCCACTATCGTGTCCACTTTGTCAGCACAGACCGCCCAGGCGGCCTCGGTTTCATCCATCATCGCGTTCAGATCACCGTTAGTGCGCGGCGCTGACGGGTTCAGGCTGCACGGCGTCACTCTGGGACAGCCATTCACGGTAAGCTGCACCTCCGGCGAGGGCCGGACGTTCCCGCAGCCGGATAATATCAGCAGGCAAAAGAGTGTCAGCCCAGCGGCGCAATTCTTCGTTCTCACGTTTTAACTCCTCTATCCGGTGCTGGCGGTTGCGCAGCAGCGCGATGGTTTGCTCTGCTGCCGCATAAAGCCGCATCTGCGCCCGGCTGTTGGTTTCGGTCAGAATGGACAGGCCGATCAGCTGGCTGTTTTTCTTCGCCAGTGCCTGCGTTTTAGTCGCCAGCTGTTCGCTCTGTGTTTCGATGGTGTGCCGGGCGTTGTTGAGCCGCCACGACTGCCAGACCAGCGCCGCCAGTACAAGCGCGAGCATCACCGCCAGCGTGCGCGTCATGCTCCAGCCCCTTTCAGACACCAGGCCATTTCCCGCGCGCGGCGATTATCCAGCCCCTGATTAAACACGCCTTTGACATATACCCAGCGCGGCAGCTGGCGGCAGGCATCTGTCCAGCGCTTTTGATTCAGCAGTTTCACCAGCGTCGAGCTGCAGGCATTTCCGGTGCCAACGTTAAAGGCAAACGACACCACCGCGTCATACACCTTTTGCGGCACGGATGGCACCACGCACTTCTCCAGCGCCCGCTCCACCTGCAGAACGTTAGTAATCAGTCCCTGCGCCGCCTGCCGTTCGGTGATGGTTTTGCCGGGCATTACGCCGGACGTGTTGCCGATCCCGTCGGTCCAGACGCCCGCGCTGCACTGATACGGCTGCAGGCGACAGCCCTCGTAATCGGCAATCAGTTTCAGCCCCTCCACGGAAGTGTGCAGCGACTGAAAACCGGGCAGCGTGGCGGCGATAGCCAGCACAGCCCCAACCAGGCAGCGCTTAACGATTGAAGGATTCATACTCCCCCCGCGAGATTTTGCCGCCGCGCAGCAGTTTGAAAGACTGGTGTTTGTAGTACCAGTTGATCGCCAGCATCAGCACACCAATCAGCACGCCGCCGACCGTGGAGGCATCCTTGAGCGACAGGTCGCCCAGCCAGGCCAGCAGCACGGCGATGCAGTAAGTGATAAAGGCGCTGACTCTCTCAAGCGTCATGATTCAGTCCCATAGCTGGACGGTCTGCGCGGTGGTCGATGCCGGGAGATCCGGCAGTTCCACCTGCAACCCGTGCGGTAAAAAGGGGCCATGCTCGGCCAGCCCCGGATTGACCCGTAATACCTGCTCCGTGACACCCTGCGTGCGCCCGTAGTGACGCCAGCACAGCGCGTCCACCGTGTCATACTGGTGCGCACGCACTTTCATCAGATAAGCTCCACCGTGCAGTGCGGCGCATCCTGCACCCGGCTGATCGCCCAGCGGGCATCGCGCCACAGGTCGCCGCTGGCCTCCGCCAGCTCTTCCCCGCGTTTCACCCCGGACGCCGTAGCGTCGTAGTCCTGATAGCGTTCATTGAGCACGGCGCGCGCCCAGCAATAGACAGCGTTGTGGTAGTGCTGGATGCGCTCACTTTTGCCGTCGAGCACGTCCGCCGGTACATCAGCCAGTGCCTGAAATCCGAGCATTCGCTGGCGGTTGCGGAAGTCGAACAGCTCGGCGTTCACTTCGGAAATAGCGGTGAGCAGTACCTGCTTTAAGCGCGGCTGCGTCACCGTGCCGTCGGTGCGCATCACGCTGCGAAACTCCGACAGATCCACGTCCGGCCAGAACGGCGTGTTTTTGATGACCTCCGCCTGTTCCGGTGCCGGTTCGGGCGCAACAAACTTCATGCGGTCTTCTCCTGAATAAGTGGGCGGTGAACGGGATTTTGATGAGGCAAAGCCAGTCGCCATCCCGTGCCGCCCGTGCGCGGGGCACGTTCCGTCAGCGGTCGTTGCGCAGTCTGCGCTCCAGCCGCTCTTTGTCTTTCTTCACACCGCAGCGGGAGTCCAGCTGGAGCGCATGAGTGAGGTGATTCAGGGCCGATGCCGGATGGTTCTCGCTTAGCACCGCGCCGATGGCCTTGTGCAGGCGCGCCCGTGACTGGTCCGGCATATCCTGCCCGGTGGTCAGGTCCAGCGCCTGCAGCAGCAGGTCAGCATCGAAAGGAGCCGCCGCCAGCATTGCGCTTTGTGCCGCGTCGGCCATTTCTTCGGCCAGCACGGTCTGCACGTTGCGGTTGCCAAGTGGCATCACCCAGCCATGGCGCAGGGCATGACGCCCGATTTCCAGCGCACCGGCATAATCCCCGGCATCGATACGCCACAGCATCACGTACATCAGGACGTCATCCTGCTGCGCGCCTCCGGCGGCCAGCACGCCGTCCGCCCAGGCGGCATATTTCGGCAGCAGCTCCACCTTGATCGCCGCCTTTTTCACCGTGGACTGGATGCCCTTGAGACGGCGGCGATCTTCGGCCAGCTGGAGCAGCATCAGGTCATAACCCGAGGCATGGCGAACACTGCCGCCCTCGCGGGCGGCCTGTTCAGCCTGAACGCGCAGGCGGTGCTGCCGTGCGGGACTCAGGCTCATGCGTTACTCCCCGGCGTCCGGTGCGGAAGGCGCGCTGAAATCACCGATTTCGATGTTTTCCACCAGAGCCGCGCAGCGGTAGTCTTCCACCACATAGGCCTCGTTCACGGATTCGAAGTTTTCGATGCGGTCACGTTTCGGGTTGTCGATAACCGAGCGGCGGCGGGTCTCTTCCTGCCAGTAGATGGACAGGTTATCCAGGCGAGTGATCAGCACGGCATTCGCCGGGAAGTAAGGCGCGCGCACGGCCTGCAGGCCACCCATGCGTTTCTGGCTGATGATGAGATCGGCGGCGATTTTCTCGCTGTTCTCCTGCTCTTTGTTGACCAGCGGGAAATACTTGTCGGACAGCAGCTCACGGCCACAGACCACAACCAGCTCGTCGTCGTCCTGGAAAATCGGATCGATCAGCTCGTTGACCGCATCCATCACCAGCGCGTCCAGGTTGGCGTACAGACCGCCCTTCCCGACTTTCACCGGTTCGACGGTCACGGTGCCATCGTCAGCCGTTTTGGTGCCCAGCACGTTGTCCGGCGCGTCTTCACGGATTTTCTGCAGCCAGCCCTTGTTCACGTCCTGCAGCAGCACGTTCTCGCCACGGTTAGAGGTTTTGGCACGCTTCACGCCGTTGAAACCGATCATGATGCGGTCCAGCGCCTGGCGTTTGACGATAGCGTTGCGGATACGCACCTGGAAGTCCTGGAACTTGGCCCACAGGTCCAGCTTCGCGTAGGTCAGCACGGTGTCGAAGTTGGTCTGCTCGCACTTGTATTCCACGTCCGCCATCAGCGTCGGATCGGTCGGTTCGCGCTCTTTGGTGGTGGTGTCGGTGGTGCCTGCAATGGTGCTGCCGACGCCCAGCCCCAGCAGCTGGCCGGACTGTTCGGCCACGCCCATCACATTGATCAGCGTCAGAAACGCGGCGGACTGCTGAATTTCATCTTCCAGCGTCTGAGATACCGACGGCTCGACGGTGAACTTGCTGGCAAGCTCGGTCACGGCCACACCGTTCAGGCGTGCCAGCTGCTGCAGGTAGGCGTTAAAGGCAAAGCGGGTTTTCTGTTTCATTGGTGTTTTTGCTCCTCAGCAATTGGTCACGGTGCCTGCCGGGGCATCGCCGCCCGGCGCGCGCTGGCGGTAGTCCCTGCGGCTGTCTTCGCGGTTCAGCTTCTGCTCCAGTTCGGCAAAGGCGGCCTGCTGCGCCTGCAGGGAAGTCTCCAGCGCGGACAGGCGTTCACCGTTTTCGGTCAGGGATTTGGCGGTGCGTTCGCTCAGGTTCTGCTGCTCGGTAGCAACCAGCTCCACGGCCTGATGCACGTCAGAGAAACGCGCATCGTCGGTCTGCTCTTTTTTGGTGAACAGCGCGGTGACGCGGGCAAACAGGGAGGGTTTGTCGTCCTGGATTTCTTCCAGCTCGATAAGGGTTTCTTCGGCGGCAGAAAACAGGTTGTCCGGTTTCTGCTTGCGGTTCGCCAGCGGGTTGTGGGCAGCACTGGCGCTGAACGCCAGCATTTCGGTGCCGAGACTCGCCGGATCGTCGGTTGCGGCAAGTCCGACAAGATAGGCTTTGCCGGTGTCGGCAAATTTCGGGCTGACCTCCATGGAGGTGAACAGCTTCTGGCCTTTTTTGACCAGCTCCACCAGGGAGGCGGTCGGCTCCACGTCGGCGTACAGCGCCATTTTTCCGGCCAGTGGACCGTCCTTGATCTCTTCGGCAACCAGCGCCGTCACCTGGCCGTAGCGGTTAAAGGCGCTGTCCGGGGAGTAGGACTTGATGTGCTCAAGGTTAATCAGCGCGGTGTAGACCGTCGGGTTATAACTCGCCGCCATCTGTTCCAGCCATTCGCGCTGGATTTCGCGTCCGTCGGTGGTGGCACCTTCCACCCCGATGCGGAAACGCTTTGCTTTCACTGTCATGAGCCGTGCTCCGTTAGAAAACTGTCTGGAGCCTTATGGTTGCGGGGATGGGGGGAGTGAGACAACGCGCTGCGCTTGTGCCTTTCGCCATACAAAACGAAGCCGAAGAAAGCCGTCAGTCAAGGCCGTAGGCTTGTGCCATGGATATGACACTGACCCCCGCAGACCTCGATCCCCGTCGGCAGGCCATGCTGCTGTACTTTCAGGGATACCGCGTAGCCCGCATTGCTGAAATGCTGGGCGAGAAAGTTGCAACCGTTCACAGCTGGAAAAAACGCGACAAATGGGGCGAGTACGGGCCGCTGGATCAGATGCAGCTCACCACCGCCGCGCGCTACTGCCAGCTCATCATGAAGGAGCAGAAAGAAGGGAAAGACTTTAAGGAAATTGACCTGCTGGCGCGCCAGTCCGAGCGACACGCCCGCATAGGCAAGTTCAACGACGGCGGCAACGAAGCCGACCTCAACCCCAACGTCGCCAACCGCAACAAAGGCCCGCGCAAACAGCCGGAAAAAAATCTGTTTACCGACGAGCAGATCGAGAAGCTGCAGGAGGTATTCCACGACTCGATGTTTGCCTACCAGCGCCACTGGTGGGAGGCAGGCAACCGGCACCGCATCCGCAACCTGCTCAAGTCTCGCCAGATTGGGGCGACCTTCTTCTTTGCCCGTGAAGCGCTGATTGACGCCATCACCACCGGCCGCAACCAGATTTTCCTCTCCGCCAGCAAGGCGCAGGCGCACGTCTTTAAGCAGTACATCATCGACTTTGCCAAAGAGGTCGATGTGGAGCTGAAAGGCGACCCGATGACGCTCAGCAACGGCGCGTGTCTGTACTTCCTCGGCACTAACGCCCGCACGGCGCAGAGCTACCACGGCAACCTGTACCTGGATGAATATTTCTGGATACCGAAATTCCAGGAGCTGCGCAAAGTCGCCTCCGGGATGGCTATTCACAAAAAATGGCGCCAGACCTATTTCTCCACGCCATCCAGCCTGACGCACAGCGCGTATCCGTTCTGGTCCGGCGCATTGTTCAACCGGGGCCGCGCCAAAGCGGACAAAGTGGATATTGACCTGACCCACGGCAGCCTGGCCCCCGGCCTGCTCTGCCCGGACGGACAGTATCGCCAGATTGTCACCGTGGAAGACGCGGTGCGCGGCGGCTGTAACCTGTTCGACATCGACCAGCTGCGCATGGAGTACAGCCCGGACGAATACCAGAACCTGCTGATGTGCGAGTTTATCGACGATCTGGCGTCCGTGTTCCCGCTCAGCGAGCTGCAGGCCTGCATGGTGGACAGCTGGGAAGTCTGGAGCGACTTTCACGCCCTGGCGCTTCGCCCGTTTGGCTGGCGAGAAGTGTGGATCGGCTATGACCCGGCGAAAGGTACGCAGAACGGTGACAGCGCGGGCTGCGTGGTGATGGCACCGCCCACGGTGCCGGGCGGCAAGTTCCGCATTCTGGAGCGCCATCAGTGGCGCGGAATGGACTTCCGCGCCCAGGCGGACGCCATCAAAAAGCTGACGCAACAGTACAACGTGACCTACATTGGCATCGACTCCACCGGCGTCGGCCACGGTGTGTATGAGAACGTGAAGGCGTTCTTCCCTGCCGTGCGCGAGTTTGTCTACAACCCCAACGTTAAAAACGCCCTGGTGCTCAAGGCCTACGACATTATCAGCCACCGCCGTCTGGAGTTTGACGCTGGGCACACCGATATCGCGCAGTCATTCATGGCTATCCGCCGGGCCACCACCGCCAGCGGCAACCGCCCGACCTACGAAGCCAGCCGCAGCGAAGAAGCCAGCCATGCCGATCTGGCGTGGGCCACGATGCACGCACTGTTTAACGAACCGCTGCAGGGCGAATCCGCCAATACCAGCAATATTGTGGAGATTTTTTAATGGGCAAGAGAAATAAAAACCGCGCTGCAGCCGCGCATAACGTTCAGCACAGCGGCGCGACAAGAGCAGAAGCGTTCAGTTTCGGCGACCCAATCCCGGTACTGGACCGCCGCGAGCTGCTGGATTATGTCGAGTGCGTGCAGATGGACCGCTGGTATGAGCCGCCGGTGAGTTTTGACGGACTGGCGCGCACCTATCGTGCAGCCGTGCATCACAGCTCACCGATTGCCGTGAAGCGCAACATTCTGACCAGCACCTTTATCCCACACCCTCTGCTCAGCCAACAGGCATTCAGCCGCTTCGTCCAGGACTATCTGGTATTCGGTAACGCCTATCTCGAGAAGCGCACCAACCGGCTCGGCGGCATTCTGTCGCTGGAGCCGTCGCTGGCCAAATACACCCGTCGCGGCGTGGATCTGGATACCTACTGGTTTGTGCAGTACGGAATGACCACGCAGCCTTACGAGTTCACGAAAGGTAGCATCTTTCACCTGATGGAGCCGGATTTAAACCAGGAGATTTACGGCCTGCCGGAATACCTGTCCGCTATCCCTTCCGCCCTGCTGAACGAGTCCGCCACCCTGTTCCGCCGCAAGTATTACATCAACGGCAGCCATGCAGGGTTCATCATGTATATGACCGACGCCGCGCAGAACCAGGAGGACGTGAACAACATCCGCCAGGCGATGAAAAGTGCCAAAGGGCCGGGCAACTTCCGCAACCTTTTTATGTACTCGCCGAACGGCAAGAAAGACGGGATTCAGATCATCCCGTTGTCAGAGGTCGCGGCAAAGGATGAGTTTCTGAACATCAAGAACGTGAGCCGGGACGACATGATGGCGGCACACCGCGTTCCGCCGCAGATGATGGGGATCATGCCGAGTAATGTTGGGGGATTTGGGGATGTGGAAAAGGCTGCTAATGTGTTTGTGCGAAATGAACTTATTCCATTACAGAAAAGAATGGTCGAAATTAACAATTGGCTCGGAGATAAAATAATAAGATTTGACTCATACTCGTTAGGTTAACATCACAAAATTAGCTCCGCAAGAAATTGCGGAGCCACATTTACCTACTCAACTTCATTATAATAAATTTCCCACTGATCATTCATCCCTACTACTTGTTTTTCTTCGTATATATATTGCACTTTATCAATTTCAATTACCGTTGAACTACCCTCAATAAATTCCATGTTATTAGGATTAAACACAACTAAATTCTTCCCTTCACCAACAGTGCTTGAAAACTGTATGCCATCGTACCCCTCCTTTCTTATGCAGTCAGATATGAGCTGTGAAACACTATACCTTCCCTCTAAAGAGGGTGGTGTAGCGGTATTAAAAATACCCGCCATTTTAGCATAAGGAATCATTCTCAATAAAGTATCTTCATTTTCGATAAAGTCTAATAAATTTGGATATGAAAAATCGAATACTTTTAAAGCTCGTGACACGCTAAATTTACCTAAAGAAACTACATCTGTAGGATGAGGTCTAACTTCAGCGATCGCGGTATAGCTATCAGTCGCGCAATATAAGTATGAAACCCCTACCCTATTAGCTCTACCTGCTGTAGCTTTAAGAGGAGGAACAGAACCTATTTCTTTATTTTTGTATGGAACGAATATTTTCTTACCTTCACGGTTAAAATCTTCATGAGCTTTTTTATAACCAGCAGTCCCTACGCGAGCACGATAAACTACAGAACTACCCTCAATTATTTTGGCAAAAGAATTTCCATAATCTTTAATAATATCCCTCAATTCATCTTCAAAATCATGGTAATTTACCTCAGCAAGTTTCTTAGATAATTTTTCTATAAATGGATGGTATGAGTTAATAATTGACATAAACGGCATATTCCTCATGCCATCTTGATCATGCCCTGAGTGTATATCAATCTCACCTGGAGTTGTGAACCCCATACTCCATATTTCACTATCAAGATCAGTAAACTCTTCCGTTTGACTTTGGATATCCTTGCAAAATATATAATCATCCGCTAATAAAAAACCTGTAAAATAGTCACCACCAATATGTGTATTATAGAGAACTTCATCAAAGTTATAACGTAGGATTGCTTTTAGCAAATTTCGAGCTTCTATCGAATCAGTATCTAGGCATTTTGTAACAGTATTACAAAACACACATATGTTGTTTTCAGTCTGCAGACGAACATGATTTTTTACGTTTGGTTCGACGATATGGTTTTCGCAGATAAACATTGTCTTTCCTAGGATAGGTTTTGAAAAGTTAATTATTGCCGTTTTGAAATAAGCGCGCAATCGTATCCCCGCCACGCCTGCCCGCTTTGTGTAGTGGTTTTCATGCAGGTGCATGACAGGCCGGAAAGCGCGCCAGTTCTGGCGGCCCCGACCTGTTGCGATCCTATTTGGATCATGCGAATCCATGCACCATAGACATGCACTGCTTTCTCAAACCGCAGGATGCCATATAGGAGGGAGTTTCCCATGGTGCGAAATCACTAATGCGTACTCTCATCCTGCCCTACTCCATATTCATTTAGCCTGGTAAACAGATCGCTAGTCAGCTCCGACAACCACGAGATCGCAACCTCCTTGTCGTCATCGCTACAATCTGAGCTGGCGACCAGCCGGGCCATAAGTTCTATCCGCTGCAATGCAAGTGACTCCATGAACAAATCGTTCACAACTCCCTCCCCTTATTACTGTTTATATATACAGTACAACATATGTATTTAAAGCTGAAATGGTTTTTTACTCAGCTAACCTATTGATTAATAGATAAGCTGATTACCGACTTTCTCAGTACCACTGACGCCATTTATCATCCTCCTGTAGTCGCTGATTCCGGTAAAACAGGCGCAACCCCGCTCCAGATGGCAAGCTGCCGCCACGCAGAAGCAGATCCACTTCCGTTTCGCTGGCGTCAAAGCCTCTGGATTTCAGCTCAGCATCGAGCTGCAGCCGTTGGTGTTCTGTAATTTCCTGTTTATACCCTTTCCGGCGCTTCGGTTTGACCAGTCTCAGCCTGGCTGTTAGCTCGCGCAGTTCCTTTTTGCTCATGTTCTCGAAGTCCGGCAGCGCTGCAGGTTCTTCGCTGCCCGGTAGTTCGCCCCCTGATTGGTTCAAAATTTCAACAGGGGGACAGTTATTGCCACGAGTCCAAGGGGCGCGAGCGCCCTGGTCGGCTGTCGCCTCCTGAACGTCAACGGCTTTACGAACCATTTTCCACTTCATCGCGTGCGTGCAGATCCGGCCCTCAACAATCGGGGACCAGATGCCATAGATTCGGATGCCGTGATCGCCATAGGTGCCCGGCTCGTCGTTAAGCTCGTATGCGGTTCGGATAAGGTGATGTTTGCGGGGAACCAGTACGCCGCCCTGCTTCATGATATAGGTGGCAAAGCAGCCCGCGTCGGCTGCAGCAAGCACGGCATCCAGACGCGCATTTTCCAGCACCGGCGCACATGCTTTTTTATCGCCGTGTGCCCTCACCGCCTGCCCGGCCAGAAGGCGCAGCTCGCGGTATGCCTGACGCCCTGGAATGCCGAAGAAACGGAATTGTTGAACCCGGTGCAGGGATGCCCAGGCACTGACGTGCTCGGCGCTGTCGCGCAGTGATTTGCCCGTTTCCTTGCTGATCTCTTTTGCCAGCCCCCGCCCGTCGATGTTCTTGCTGATGTATTTGGCGATGTAGCTGGTCGGTGTGCCTTTGCGCGGGTTGATTAGTTCAGACTTGAAGCGCGGGCCGGTATTGTTGCCCAGCTCGGCGCGGTCTTCACGAATAGCAAATTTACGCAGCAGAGCAGTGAGCGTGCGGCGGTCTTTTTTGCGCATGAAGCACAGCAGATGCCAGTGCACGGTGCCATCGTGATGCGGCTCAGCAACGCGCACGCCATACCAGCGCAGCCCGGCTTTGTGCATGGCTTTGCGGAATGCGGCGAACGTATCGACCAGATAATCACTACTCTGTCGGACCGTTTCGCTGGTCCACTTAGGATTCGGTCTGCCATTGTTGAGGGTGGCGTGGAAGCGCGACGGGCAGGTGATGGTATAGAACACGGCGCAGTCGACGCGCATTTCTGCGATCAGCTCCAGGCCTTTCACGCACGCCATCATTTCATTACGACGGTGCGCCGGGTTGCTGCTGCTGGCGTTCACCACGTCTTCCATATCCAGCGTGTCACCGTCGGCATTGACCAGCTCGTGTGACTGGAAAAACTCCAGCGATTTGCGGCGCTGCTCACGTTTGTTAATCACGGCTTCATAGCTGACATAAGGAGACGCTTTCTTGTTGACCAGGCAAACGGCACGCAGCTGTTCCTCCCGCCACTCGCAGCGCATCTGCCACAGTTTGCGATACCACCAGTCTGCACAAAGCATACGCGCCAGCGAACCCGGAATAAGGTCATAGGGCACAGGCTTGCGACGGCGTTTCTTGCGGCGCAGCTGTTCAAAGGCAGGTGGGATCACATCAAGGCGCATTGCTTCAGCGGCTACCTTTTCCCATGACTGGCGGATTTGTTCCGGCTTCACATTATCAGTCACAAACAGATCGCTGCAGGCGGCATCGAGACACATGCTCATATATGCCGCAACCAGTGTAGACAGGCGCTTGACCTGCTCCTGATTCATTTCGGGCAGAATCAGCAGCCCCTCCAGTCCTTCATGGCTCGCCATAAACCGGAAAGAGGCAGACACCTGACTTTCACGCACGCGTTCCAGTCGATCAAGGCACGGCCTGATTGTTTCACGAAGATAGCGGGAATAAGCCTTCGCCCTTCCCAGCCCCTGGAAGAATTTAATTCTTTCCAGCAGTGGTTTGCTGACGTGGGCGGGTTCGGCGCTAACGTTAGCCAGAATGACCAGATCGGGATTAAAGCGCTGCTGCTCACGGGCCATTTTGGCACGGCTGATGAGTTGGTCCTGTTCAAGTTCACGTTGAACAGGATCGCGGGACTCATTGAAGAAATAGCGTTCCCAGACCTCATCACTCAGGGCCTCGTGGCGCAGTTGTTCCTCCTCGCTATCCGCAGCGTAAAGAGTGATCAGGTTTGAAAGCGCAGACACCGGCGCAACATCCGCCGGGTCCAGATAGGGGTTTACAGCTTTTTTCGGGGCATTCCATGGAAAAGCCCCGGCGGCCTCAGTCGGGCCGCCTTTGTCGTTTGTTAATTCAGGCATCACTGACAGACTCCGAAGTTCACAGCGCGCCTCGGGTGTAGTGCTTGCCTTTCAGTTCTGCGATTTCCTGACATGTAACGCAGCACTGCACGCCCGGAATAGCTTGTCTGCGAGCTGTTGGTATTGGCGCGTCACAGTCGATGCAAAGAACGCGAGCAATGCCCGGCTTTCTGGTGCGGGCGTTTTGGATATGGCGCTGCAGGTTTTCTTCGACGCGCTGCTGTACGAGATCCATGGAATCAGCCATTAGTGCCAGTCCCCGCGTGATTCAGCTTCATAACGAGCAACTTCACGGCGCAGCAGTTCTGCCGCCTCAATTCCGGTCATTTCCTTTTGCAGGATGTGGAGCGCCAGTGCCTCCATGCGGAGGGAAACGGCAAAGGCACAGCTTTTACGCTCATCCAGGCGAGTCTCGTTAAACAGCTGGAATAAACCGGCATCATCTGGTCCGGTTTTGGTGGTACGCGTTTCACTATTTCGCATCATCAATTCTCCTGAATTTGGGCAAAAGAATGCCCGGCGGGTTTACGCCATTAATTTCTGTTTTGGGTTAATTCGGCATGGTTAGCCGTTTCGGAAATAAGCTCACCACTGCACGAAAATGATTCATTGCTTTAATCAGCTCCCGCGTTTCGTCAGTAGTCAGCTCACTAATATTGACGCTGTGACGTTCTGCCGGAATTTTTGCCATAAAGAATATGGCGGCCAGAGCCCTCTCGTTCTGTTTATGATTAATGTCGCGTGGGTTGCGCATCTCATGAATAAACCGTTCCAGCTCGTGCTCAATATTCAGACCAAACACTTTTGCTCTCAGCTCCGCTATGTGGTTCAGCCCATTCAGGCGCTGACCGGGACTAAGCGGAACTGTCGACGTGTTACCTTCTATAGCCATTAATCAACCTCACTAGTGACCTGAACTTAAATGGTTAAAAATCCACATAACCCACTGAACCAAAGAATGTTTAAAGTGATGCCGGGGATCTTTATGCACGCCCGGCACGTGCCTTAGTGGTAGACTATTTGCGCCAACAATCATCTACCCATCGAAGGAGAAACCTGATGTCAGACTCTGACAACTTCCACGTATTGCCTCGCCCTGCCCCTGCACCTCAACCAGCGCCGGGACAGGATAAAAAATAGGATTCCGGCATGACTAAACAAAGCTCCGAATACTTCCAACTGCATTACAGTTATTACCTTGAGGTTATGACGGCAACGCTTCACGGTAGAGCTGACAAATTGATGACAGCCATTCAGCTTATTAGCGGTACTGCTGTGTTTGCGGACACTGGTCTGGAATGGTTGTTCGCTTTGCCAGTTGTCGTTATCGCGATAATTCAACTTGTGTGGCAACCAGCCATTATTTCCGAGCGTGCTAGCGTACAAAGCCGCCAGTACGGGGAATTGCTTTATGCTGGGGATGAACTGACCCCGGAACTGATTGCACAAAAATTGAAAACACTGCATCACTCTGATTCCGCACCTTTCGGTTCTTTGTTAAATCCAGCCTACAAAAGAGCTGCTATTGCATGTGGTCGGCCTGATGACACTAAGCTCAGCGTCCAGGAAAAGCTTTTCGCCTGGTTTGCAGGTTGCCTGCCACGTTAATACTTAGACGTTGTAGCAAACTCTTTTTGCCAGTTCCCCGGACAGCCTGCTGCCGGGGAGACAATTCAATACACGGATGCCACTTTTTCCCGTCAGGTAAGTAAATCCAGCCATGACCGTAATGCATTGCCGGGCTTTGCCTAACCAGCAGTGATGCGAATGAAGGTTCGTTATTCAACATAAACACCTCAGCTCAGCCCAAAAGAAGAGCCAAGACCTGTCACGGTATCGACGACACTGGCCATTGCAGGATTGGCCTGTAAACGCGCCTGCAGTGAAATAGCGGTTAAAGCCATCAAACGAGTAACTGAGTTGACGCTTTCAACAACCTGACGGCGGGTAGTCGCATTCAGCTGAACACCAGAAACCGCACTCGCAGCGACACGTCCCATTTCGGCGGTGGCTTTCAGGACGTACTGAGGCATTTTCTCACGTGCGACTTCATTGGTTGGCACACATGGCAGGCAATGGATCTGCGCCAGAAACCCATCAACCAGCGTTGAGTCTTCGGTGAGATCGGTTAGCAACCATATGTCTGGTGCTGTGAGCTGGTGCGGTTGCTCCGGGTTGAGCTTATTACGCAGGATTTGAACGTTCATGCCTGCACGTTCTGCCAGCTTCGCCATATTGTGGCGTAGAGCGAAGGCTCGGCAGGCTTCATTGAAATGGGGATGTTTTGATATGCGATAGTCAAACATAGTCAGTTGCTCCGTGTAGTCTCAAAATGGAACTAGTTGATAGTCACGTTGCAATCAGAAAGGGCATCGACCGTCATCGCAGCGATGTTAATCATCACTTTTTCACGCTTTTTATCCTTACGTAGGCGATGACGAAGCAACCGCCCATCTGCAAGCATGTCGTTGATGGTGTCGATAGATAACCCAGTGAGTTCACTATATCTTTCGATAGTGACGTGGGGGGTGATGAGAGTGATTGAAATGTTAGGTCTCATGATGCAACATCTCCTATTGGCTTGTGGTGAGCCGTTTGTAACCGTGACAAGTACCCAATTGGGAACAGAACTGATACTAGGATCGCATAAGAGATATGTCAACATCAAAGTACCCAACTGAGATCAAATTAAATCCCAATCAGGGTGGTAAAGCTGCGATTGAACGATTGGTAGAGGCGTATGGTTTTACAACACGGCAGGCATTAGCCGATCACCTGGATGTTTCAAAAAGCACTTTGGCTAACAGATATATGCGTGATACGTTCCCTGCCGACTGGATAATCCAGTGCGCTCTTGAAACAGGCGTATCACTAAACTGGTTAACCACTGGACAAGGTCTAAAGACAAACTCTAAGAATGCGACCACTGAAGAACTTGTAAAATTTAGATTAACAGAAGGAAAAATGATTGAAGAAGGTTCATTCATCTTTGATTCTTCATTTCTTCCTGCTAGCCTTCACTTACCAATAATTGTTATTGACGGTGCCACAACTTACATTTGCGATAAAAAATTCGGTGAGGTTTTGGATGGACACTGGTTGATCAATATTGATGGCACCTATTCAATTAGATCCATTATCAGACTTCCTAAAGGTAGGATTAAAATTTCATCTTTAGACGACAGTTTTGAATGCAACTTTTCTGATATTGAAATTGTTGCAAGGATCGAATTACTAATTTCCAACGTTCCTCCGAATAAATAAGGAGCCTTATGTTCATCGAAGCGATAAAATTAAAAAACTTCAAGTCATTTCAAGATCTTGAAATGAACAACATCCCTAAATTCTGCGTAATAGTCGGAGCAAATGGTGTTGGAAAAACAACACTTTTTGACGTTTTTGGTTTTCTGAAAGATTGCTTAACGTTCAATGTTAGAAGCGCAGTACAAAAACGAGGGGGGTTTGATGAACTTCTTAGTCGCGGTGTAAACCAAGATGACCGTACAATTGAGATAGAAGTCAAATTTCGATTAGAGATAAGCGGATATGAAAGATTAGTCACATACATTCTAAAATTAAAAGAAGATACAAGAAATAAAGTTTTTGTAGACAGAGAGATTTTAAGATATAAGCGGGGGGCGTATGGTTCCCCTTACCATTTCTTAGATTTTGCCAAAGGTCAAGGTACTGCAATTGTAAACGAAGATGACTTTAGCAAAGAAGATGAAGAATTAAACAGAGAGTCACAGCAACTTGATGCTGATGATGTTTTAGCAATAAAGGGATTAGGACAATTTAGCAAATTTAAAGCAGCTAGTGCTTTCAGACAGCTTATTGAAAACTGGCATGTTTCTGACTTTCACATTAATGCCGCGAGAGGCTCTAAGGATGCCATTGGTTACGAAGACCACTTATCTGCAACAGGCGATAATCTTCAATTAGTTGCTAGAAATATTCATGATAATTACCCGGAAATTTTTGCAACAATAATAGATTCTATGAAGCACAGGGTTCCTGGGGTATCTGACGTAAAACCAATTAGTACACAAGATGGACGTTTATTATTAGGTTTTCAGGATGGAAGCTTTGCTGATCCGTTTATTGACAGATATGTTTCTGACGGTACATTAAAAATGTTTGCATATTTAGTGCAACTACATGACCCTGAACCACATCCATTACTTTGTGTTGAAGAACCTGAGAATCAGTTATATCCTAAGCTACTCGTTGAACTAGCAGAGGAATTTAGAGCTTATACTGAGCGCGGAGGACAAGTTTTCGTTTCAACACATTCTCCTGATTTCTTGAATGCGGTTAATGTTGATGAAGTATTTTGGTTAACTAAAACTAATGGATATACCCGTTCTTACAGAGCCTCAGAAGATCCGCAACTAGTGGCATATATGGATGACGGCGATAAAATGGGATATTTATGGAAACAAGGATTCTTCCCGGGGGTTGATCCTCAATGACAACATATGCTTTCTTTTTAGAAGAGTTATCAGCCGAGGAGATGCTGAAAGGACTATTACCGCGTTTGTTACCAGCGGACAGTTGTGTTCGGTATATTTCTTTTGAAGGCAAACAAGATTTAGAAAAAAATCTTGAAAAAAAATTAAGCAGATGGATGACTCCGGATACGGTCTTCATTGTAATCCGAGATAAAGATAGTGGAGATGGCCCCACAATAAAAGGAAGACTGTCTGAAATCTGTACTAATGCTGGCAAGGATGATGTATTAATACGCATCGCTTGCCACGAACTTGAAAGTTGGTATCTTGGTGATTTAGCTTCAGTCGAAGCTGCTCTAGAAATACCGCGACTTTCGCGACATCAAAATAATCAAAAATTCCGCAATCCAGACAGGCTAGGCAATGCCGCTCAAGAGCTAATCAATTTGACCAAGAAAAAATATCAAAAAGTTTCTGGTTCAAGAGCTATAGGTAAGATTCTGAGTATCGAGGGAAATTTGTCTGGTAGCTACAATGTTTTTATTAGAGGCTTACAAAGTAGAATTTGAAATGCTTGTTGTATGAGTCATTCACTTTAATACATTGACCACTGTTCAAATATACAGTTAAATTTAGCCCTCAGACATGAGGGCTTTTTTATGGCAGTACGAAAACTCGAAACAGGAAAATGGATTTGTGAATGCTACCCCGCCGGACGTAGTGGGCGTCGCGTGCGTAAGCAGTTCGCCACTAAAGGCGAAGCGCTGGCTTTTGAGCGTCACACGATGGATGAGGCAGAAGCTAAGCCCTGGCTGGGTGAATCGGTAGACCGTCGGACTCTGAAAGACGTGGTTGAACTCTGGTTCAAACTGCACGGTAAATCCCTTACTGCTGGCGAGCATGTTTACGACAAGCTGATCCTGATGGTCGATGCACTCGGAAACCCGCTAGCTACTGATCTCAGCTCGAAAATGTTCGCGCATTACCGTGACAAACGCCTGACGGGTGAAATCTATTTCAGTGAGAAGTGGAAGAAAGGTGCCAGCCCGGTAACAATCAACCTCGAACAAAGCTATCTGAGTGGCGTTTTTAGCGAGCTGGCACGCCTTGGAGAATGGACTGCGCCAAATCCACTGGAAAGCATGCGCAAGTTCACCATTGCCGAAAAGGAAATGGCCTGGCTCACGCATGAACAAATCACAGAGCTTCTGTACGACTGCCAACGCCAAAGCGCACAGCTCGCCCTAGTCGTTAAAATCTGCCTGAGCACCGGAGCACGCTGGCGCGAAGCTGTAAACCTTACGCGATTCCAGGTCACTAAACACCGAATCACATTTGTCAGGACCAAAGGCAAAAAGAACCGTAGCATTCCGATCAGCAAAGAGCTGTATGAGGAGATCATTGCCCTGGACGGCTTCAAGTTCTTCACGGACTGCTACTTTCAGTTTATGTCGGTGATGGAGAAAACTTCTATCGTACTTCCGCGCGGACAGCTGACTCACGTTCTACGTCACACTTTCGCAGCACACTTTATGATGTCCGGCGGAAATATCCTTGCCCTACAGAAAATCCTGGGTCACCACGACATAAAAATGACCATGCGTTATGCTCACCTTGCCCCTGACCACCTTGAAACAGCATTAAAATTTAACCCTCTTGCCACAATGGAGAATAAACTTTATTAGTAAGGATTTATTAGAGACGGTTCCGATAATACTTTTGAGCGAGTTATGTCTATGTGCTGCCTTCTTGTAAAGCAAGAATATTAGAGATGAGAGATACTTAAAACATATAATAACCCTTTTAGATTAACTGCCCCTTGACACTTATTACATGCTCCTTCCAATCATTATCACCAAAAGATGACAATGGAAATACTTTGCAAATATCATCGAGTATTTGAAGTCTTGTTATATAAGAATTAGCATCGATACCATTCTCCCAAGCCAATCCATTTCTAACATCTTCACGGCAACCAGAAACAAAAACCTCACCATCAATAACCAAGTGCTCTAGATATGAATACTTTTCAATTAAACATCTGTATCCATAATACTGATTACCTTTAGTAGCATGTGCCACATTTATTATTAAGAGAAGAGTTATATCTGAGTTTAAAAACGATCTAACCATACTTGTATAAAACTTCTTTTTTTTATGAGTAAAAATGTATCCGTAATAATTCCTGTCAATATGATTCAACAAATAATAAAGAACTCTAAAATAGCTACCATAATAAGAATCTAGTTTATGCATTCGCTGATTTGCCGACATCAAATCTTTACTTCCTGAAAACCCCAACACATTCGATAATTTATCTCCGAAATCGTCTCGTGAAAGAAGAGCATTCAACTGTTCATTGTGTTGTTCTAAAAGTAAAGAAAAATTCCGTTCGAATGTATCTCTTTTATTATTTCTAATTGAAATATATAATGCAACCATTACCGATGCAACAGTACCAAATGCGACGAAAAACTGGACTAAATCCTTATTGCCACTAGCTATGTTTGTTAGTGTACAAAAAAGCCATTCAAATACATTCATTATAATACTCCTAATGCAAAAAAAACAAAAAACAATTAAGAAAAGAACCAGAATCCGTTCACCGTAAGTTACATCTCTACCTAGTAATCTGCTCAATGCAAACCGCCAAAAATTATGTTTAAATAAAAAATACACGAACATTCATTAGGATTCTAATTATCCATCAACCCATTAACATTGTAAATAATTGGGTGTGTTTTTCACACACTCACCAGATTGTTGTTAGTCTTTGGCTATTGAACTAGCGACATTGCCTTGAAATCTGCGGTAAAAGGTTGATATCATTTATACTGCTTTGATGAATACAATTTCATAGCCTTTATGAACTAAAATCATGTTGCACTATTTTCTAAATAACATGATTTATTCACTTCCCGCAGCCCCGTTCCAAGTGGCGACAAAGTGGCGGCAGCGGTTGGCATTGCCCCGTAATCGCCACTCCTTACCACCAACCTAGCTTATTGATTATCTTGCAAGTCATTGTTTTCACTAACCCGTTTACATAAATGGGTTTTTTGTTGCCTGAAATTTACCGCTCATCAAATCAATCACTTACACCACCACTTTTCTGTGCATGGCGACAAAGTGGCGGCAGCGCTTTAGCCTGGCTGCAAAATCTTCGTCTTAAGCCGTTTCAATCGCGTGCAATAATTCAACCAAAGCAACAGCGCCGACATCATCCCAGCGCAAATAATGTGATAAAGAACTTGTTCCTGAATCTCTTCCTAAAACTTTCTGACAGATAGCCTGATGATCGGCTGATGCGGAAACCCAGACACTTCCGCCCTGGTGGCAAAAGTAGGTAGAGCCTTTCAAACCATCCCGCTGAATACGTTTCTTCCAGGTATCTACCTGCTGCGTAGTGATTCTCAAAACCATAAACCCTCCGGCAAAAATCAATTAGTTATTGTTTAGGATTAGGTAAAATATCAGTAACCAGACTGAACAGTGAATATGTATGTTTAACCATTACCCTGAGAAAACTTACAGCAGGACGGAAGTCATGAGTAAGCCAACGCCGGTTCCCGCAGTGAACGGCGTCTATTTTTGGTGGTTTAAAGAAATCCCCCCGGGCGTACCGGCAGAGGGTTGCATTACCTGTGATGGCTACACGTTACTGTACGTCGGCATTTCGCCAGATCAGCGCGGGAAACCGAATAGTCGCTCGAATTTGAGAAAGCGTATCAAAACGCACTATAGCGGCAATGCTGCAGGTTCAACGCTCAGACGTACACTTGGCGTGTTACTGAGCAGTGAAAGCAACTTTCCCCTGCGCCGCGTTGGATCTGGCTCCAGAATGACGTTCACTCACCCGGGCGAGCAGTGGCTTGATGCCTGGATGGAAAAGAATGCCAAAGTTCACTGGATTCCTGTCGATGCGCCATGGGAACTTGAGGACACGCTGATCGCATCGATTCCCCTACCATTGAACATTCAGGGAAATGCTCATGGCTTTAAAGTGACGCTTTCAGGAATGCGCAGCCAGGCTGCAGCAGAGGCAAGATTGATGGAGATTGCAGATGAGCGGGCTTTCAAAAGGAGATTAGCAGCGCAGTGACTATTGGTGTAACACTGCGCCAGCTGGCTTGAATCAGTAGGCTAATTGTTCCTGCATTCCTTTCGGATGAGGCGGTGCAGCGCTGATTTTCTGCGGACGGCATACAGAACGGACAAACGTTTCATGGGTCACGAACGTATGCCCGCATTCGATATTGGTGCACTGGTTGTATCGTTCTTTGGTTTCGCTGGAAACCTGAAAGCTACTGCGTGTATGCGCGGCCTGACCGCACATCGGACAATTCATCATTTCGTTCCGCCCTCACTCTTAACCAGTTCGCAATAATGATACATCATTGTTCTCACTTTGGAACTAATCATTCAATTCCGAACTCATCAATTTTCACTTCGAGATCCAAACTGGTGGTAAATCCACTGTCCGGGTTCACCGTATGTGTCAGCGTGGTGATGGTCCACTCCGCATCATCAATGGGTTGTTTAAAGCCGCTCACTTTCACCGGCATCTCGGTGTAGAGATCTGCCCGCCCTTCTGCGAGCTGCAGGGAGAATGACGCTACTCCGCGCTGCAGGCGCTCCCACTGCGTTTTGGCTGCACGCTCCGCATTGCTGCGGTTGGCGTAGGTCCGGTTGAGGACCAGCACGTTTTCATCCGTTCCCACCAGATAATCACCCTGCTTCGCCTCCGGCTCTTTGGGCGCGGTGGTTTTCTTGCGGCGGCGTTTCACCTGTGTAGTCTCTTTCTTCTTTGGTTCACGGGTATGCAGCCAGCTGGCGATGACGCCGGTGTATGCCCCGCGATCTGCCAGGGTGAACCGGTGTCCGTCTCCGGCCTTGCGAGTGATGGTAATAACCGGCAGCAGCTTACCGCTGGCCGTTCTGCCCTGCCCCTGGCGGATAAACAGCAGGTTTCCGTCCTTCACGGACGCAATCGCCCCATACTGGCGCGCCAGCTTCATCAGGAAACTCGAGTCGCTCTCATTGGTCTGGTCCAGGTGGTCGAGCGGCTTTTCCGTCAGGTCTGTGCCCAGTGCCAGTTTCAGGTTGTGGCGGGAAGCAATTTCCTTCACTACCGCCCCCACGGTAGTCTGGTGCCAAGACTTTTCACGCCGGGTGTTCAGGGTTTCCCGAAAATCAGCGCTGCGTGCGCGGATGGTCAGCCGGTCAGGCGCACCGGAGTGCTCAATCTCATCCACGGTAAATCCCCCTTTAGGGAAAAGAGGCTGGCCTTTCCAGCCCAGCGCCAGATGGATCACCGCACCCCGACGCGGCAGAACAATCATTCCGTCCGCGTCGTCCAGCTCCAGATCGAGCTGGTCCGCTTCAAAGCCCCGGTTGTCGGTCAGCGTCAGACTCATCAGGCGCGCATCCATCACCGTCGTCACGTCTTTGCCTTCGATGGTGATACTGAATGCCGGACTTTTGCTTTTCAGGTCCAGTAGCTCGGTATTCAGATTCATGACAGCAGCCCTCCCGCCATATTTTTCACCTTGCCAATCGCAGAGGCTGCTGTGTCCTGCAGGTTGCTGAGCTGATCGTTCAGGCTGCCGAACATCTCAGACAGCGACTCATCCACCCGTTTCAGGGTCAGCGTAAACTCAATCCGCCTGGGCATTCCGCTTTCAAAAAACTCCGTTTTGGTCTGGCTCAGACTCTCGATTACAAACATGCCGTAGATAGTGCCGCTGCCCTCAATCAGCGGCCACGCTTTCCCCAGTTCCGCCATCTGCTCAAGTGCCAGCAGTGACAGCCTGCCGCCGGTGACTTCCGGCAGCAGGACACCGGATAGCGTCAATGGGTCGTTATCCGGGCCGAGAAACTGCGTGGACGGACGGCGATTTACCCGGCTGTTGGTTGCGTGTCGCCAGCTGCGCTGATACTGAAGCTCCTGATACGGCACGGTGCGCAGCATAAAAACGTATAACCCCAGCACCATCATCATGAATCGTATCCCCCCTGATCGCTGTAGTTGCTGCGGGCCTTCGCCCTTGCCCGACGTTCGCGCTCATCGAGCTGTCGTGCCACCTCACGGGCAATGTCCTGCGCGCTCTGCCCCGGCTGGGCGGTGATATGAATCGGCGCATTAATCTCATAGCGGATTACCGGTGGCGGACTGTTCGCCTTCACGGTCTGCGTCTGGTATGCCCTGACCGGAAGACTGAACGGATGCAGAGGTGCCGCCTCTGCAGGCGCTGCCGCTACACCCATCGCTCCAGCCACCACGGACGCCAGCGCAGCAGTGCGCCGCCTGCTGGTCACATTGGCCGGACCGTTGATAATTTCCGGGCCGTTCTCTCCCACGATGCCAAACTGGCCGCGTGGGATCGCCCCGCCGTTGTCGTACATTCCCGCATAACCCATCGAGGGAAAACCGCCGGGCGGCAGCAATACCTTGCCGTCACTGTTGACCGTAGCGGGCTGTTGTCGCGTGACCTGCTCAGGTAATTTCGCTTTTGCCGCTTCCTTGCTGACAATGCCTAGCTTTTCCAGCAACCACGACACGCCCGACTTCAGTGACTCCAGCGGGTGCATCACCATGTTGAGACCTTCGGCCAGCGCCTCACCAAAGCTGCGGCCCATCGCCGCCGCACTGCTCAGCTCTTCGGCGGTGGATTTCACCGGCGCTAACAAATCCGTGAACCATCCCCATAACGCCTGCACTTTGTCACCTATCCACTGAAACACCGGACGGAGCGGTTCAAAGGCGGCACTTATGGGTGCGGCAGCGGCTTTGAATCCTTCCACCACGCCGCCCAAAAAGGCGCTGATGGGCTGCCAGTGTTTCCAGATAACCAGCGCCACACCTGCCAGTGCCGCTACAACCAGCCCTACCGGACTGAGCAGCGCGCCCAACAAACCTGAAATGCCGTACAGCGCCACGCGCAGCATGGCCAGCGGACCGGAGACAAGAAAGCGCAGCACGCCACCGGCAGCGGAAAGTCCACCGCGCAGCACTGCCAGCGGGTTCATCACTGCGCCGATAACATTACGAATGCCCGCCATTCCGGCGCGGAATACCGCAAGTGGCGCACCGGCAACCGCTTTCAGCGCATTACCCGCCAGCCCGGCAGAACGGCGCAGGGCATTCAGCGGCGCGCTCAGCAATCCGGCAGAGCCCCCAGAGGACGCCATTCCCCGACGCAACAGGGAAAGCGGGGCACCCGCCAGCCAGGAGAGTGCGCTGCCAGTGTGTGATACGGCAGCCGTCACGGAGGGCAGAGTTTTAACGCCCAGCATCGACAGGCCAAAGCGGATCACCGCCAGCGGCCCCAGCACCGCCGCCACGGCCACCGCTAACGTGCCGAGCACAACGGTGATCGCTGCAGTCGCTGCCGCTACTTTCATCAGCGTGCCCGCCAGCTGCGGGTTTTGTTCCACCCAGCGGCGTAGCGCACCGGTGACGCCTTTCACGGAGTCCATGATATCCAGCAGCGGCTGACGCAGGGTTTCGCCCAGGCTACTGAACGCGTTCTGCGCGCCCGTTTTCACCAGCAACCACTGCGCGGAAAGAGAATCCTTGTTGATATCGGACTCTTTCTGCATCGAGCCGTTCGCATCTCCGCCGGATGTGAGACTGAGCTGGCGCTGCAGCTCCGGCAGGTTGTTGGCAAGCTTCGCCGCGTCATCGCCAAACTCTTTGCCAAACAGCATGGTCATGGCGGACAGGCGCTTGTCCTGCGGCAGATGGTTGACCTTCTCCAGCACGCGCTGGATGGTGCCGATGGCGTCCGTGGTCATCTGCTTTTCAATCTCTGCTGGATTGAGTTTGAGCAGGTCCATGCCTTCGAAGAAGCGCTTGCTCTGCATGGTGGCAATCGACAGTTCGCGCACCATGGCATTCGACGCGCTGGCCGCAATTTCTGGTGCAGCACCTAATGACAGAAACGTAGAGCCAAGCGCGGCGGCCTTCCGATAGTCCAGACGGTCCGCCACGCCCCCCATCCGCTGCAGGACGTCGATAATGTCTGCACCCTTTGACATGGCGTTATCGTCCAGGTAGTTCAGCGCATCGCCCAGCTGTTCAATATTGCGGGTCGGCACTTTATACAGACTGGCGATTTTCCCCAACCCCTCTGACAACTCATCAGCGGGCAGTTCAAACGCCGTGGACGCTTTAGCCGCCGTACTGGCAAAGGCCAGCAGGTCACGCTTCTGGTCTGCCCAGGAATCGTTCGGGTTCGCCACGTTCATGCGCGCCCCGCCCTCAACCAGCGCGGCATAATCTACTGCGCCGTTTTCCATCGGTAGCTGTTCGCTGGCGGCCTTGATGGCATCCTGCATTTCATAGAACCGGGCGGTGCGGTTGCCATTGTCGTCGCGAAGGCCGTTGACCTGCTTTGCCACGCCCTTCATGGCATCTTCCATGCTGGCGTAGCTTTTCACCGCCGCCATCACTGGGGCGCCCATGGCCAGCCCGGCGGCCGTGGTGGTTGCTCCGGCTCCGGCAATCCTGTCCCGCACCTCCAGACGGCGGGAGTACTGCTCGCGGACCGCATTCATTCGCGCCTGCTGTTCGCCCAGGCGTTTCAGGGATTTCATCTGACGGTCCAGCGCCTGACGTGTTTCGTATGCGTTCTGCCGGAGTTCCCGCTGCGCGCTGCTAAGTTTCTTCGTAACCAGCCCGGCCTCACTGAGTGCCAGACGCTGACGCTGGACCGACTGGCGCAGACCGTTGTATTTGCCCTGCAGGTCGGTGACGCGGCTTTTTGCCTGCTCCAGCAGTCTGGACTGCGCCGCCGTCGGGCGGTTGGTGGCTGAGAACTGCGTGGCGAGTTTCGCCGCTTCTTCGCGGGCGGCTTTCAGGCTGTTACCGGTGACGGCCAGCTGCGCGCTGGCTTTGCGGAAACCGTCAATCCTGCCCGCCTGGGCATCTAACTCTTTAAGACGGGCACGGCTTTGCTGGACGGCAGTTGCCAGCTCCTTCGAGCTGGCCTGCGCGGATCGGAACGGGCGGGTGAGCTTATCAACCGCATTAAGAATCACCTGCAGGCGCAGGTTGTTGTCACTCATCGCTGGCCCCGCTTCGCAGAATGGCTTTGTGTCGCCACTCCAGCACGTCCGTTAGCGGCATAACGTCAGTGACGGACGGCGACCAGTGAAAGATGGTGGCAATGTCTGCCACCAGATCATCAACCGTCAGGCAGTCGGCAAACCGGCAAGCACCGACTTCTTCAATAAAAAAGTCACCACCTCAACCGACAGCGCGGTGAGATCGGCAGGGTCCAGCTCCGCCATTTCCTGCGCGGTCAGGGTCGGCGTGGAGATTCGCGGAATAACTGTCATCATCGCGCCCACGTCCATATCCATAATGGCCTGCAGGCGTGTGCCCCGCAGCGCGCCGGACTGTGGTTTGCGCAGTACAATCTCGGTGATTTCCGTCTTTCCACGCGTGATCGGCGTATCCAGCTGCACGGTCTTTTCGGTTGGTTTATCGCTCATGTTCTTTTCCTGTATATGCGTACTGACGCGGTTGCCCGCGCCGTTCAAGTTATTCAGAGGCCTAGGGCATTACGGTGCGCTTCCATCAGATCCACGCCGTCCACGATTTCAATCATGTTGACCAGATCGACCTCATAGAGCACTTCGCCGTTAATGGTCAGCTTCGCGTAGCTGTTGGTACTGGTCACTTTGGTGGTGCTGCTTTCGCCGGTCTTCCACTCGCCGGAATCCAGCTCCTTATGACGCCCGCGCACAACCAGTTCGACGGCCTGTACCTCGCCGGTGTCGTCACGCTGGATAGAGCCGGTAAAGCGCAGCTGGATGGCGTCCACCGTGGTTTTGCCCATCTGTTTAAACAACAGCAGCTCGGTGCCGCCGATGGAGAACTCCGTATCAATAGCGCCGTCATCCAGCCCCATATCCACGTCCACCGCGCCGGGCATCCCGCCGCCGCGATACTTCTCAAACTTACGGGTGAATTTCGGCAGGGTCAGCGACTCGACGATCCCCTGCCAGTTGTTCCCGTCGTTGAACAGGTTCAGATGTTTCAGCTTGCGTGGTAAAGCCATGGTGTCCCCTTACGCACTGACCTGGCTGGAGAAATCCAGCAGGTACTGATCGGTGATGCGCTGGCGCAGCATCAGGTTTTCCAGCGGCGGCACTGGCGTGTAGTCGTAGTCGATGGTGAGCTTCCCGGCTTTCAGGGAATCCTTATCGTTCACGGCCTCGTCCAGCCAGCAGTCCGCGCCGATGATGTAGCCCTGCGTTTTCAGGCTGCGCAGTTTGGCGCGGATGCCTTCGATAATGTCGCGGGCCAGCGACGGATTCAGCACGCCATCCACCGCCCACATGTGTGCCTCGGCAATGGTGTCCGCCAGCACCTGCGCCGTGCGGGTGTAGTTCTCAAAGGCAAACAGCGGATCGTCACTGAGGCAGCGGGAACCCCAGAAGCGGAAGCCGTCTTTGCGAATGAGTGTGGTGACGTCGTTCTGGTTCAGCAGTCCCGCATCGGTTGCCGGGTCCTGCAGGTCCCAGAACACATCAGCAGATAAACCGGTGACACCGTTCACGCCGACGTTGGAGAGCGTTTTGTGCCAGCCGGTCTGCTCGTCGATTTTGGCACGCAGGCCGAGCGCACGGGCGGAGGCATAGGCCGTCGCGTCGGCATTCAGCACGGTGTCAAAGTTGATGAAGTCAGGCCAGATCAGCATCCCCTCTCGCTGGCTGAAATTAGCGCGATAGGCAATGGCGTCTTCCACGGTTTTGCAGCCATAGGCGGACAGGTAAGCAAACCCGCGCAGGCTTTGCGCCACGCTCAGCAGTTCAGTTGCCACCGCCTGCGTGTCGTGCCCCGGTACGCCAAGTATGCGCGGCTTAACGCCGAGCTGAGACTGCGCCGACAGTAGCGCCTTCATGCCCGTTTTTTTGCCGTCAGCGGTCACGCCGCCGATGATGTTGGAGGTGGTTTCCGCTTCGGTTTCGCCCTGCGCCACGCGCACTACGACGGTGACGGGTTTGGCCTGGTCGGCAATCGCATCCAGCGAGCGAGCCAGCGTGCCGGACTCGCCCGCTTTACCACTGGCGGTCAGGACGTCGGTCAGCAGAACAGGTTTATTGAGGGGGAACATTGCCGCATCGGCATCATCGCCGGTGCAGACCATGCCCACGATGGCGGTGCTCACCGTGGTAATCGGTCGGGTGCCTTCGTTGATTTCGACAACGCGCACCCCGTGGTGGTAATCCTGAGCCATAAGGCAGTCACTCCGTTATAGAGGGGGTGTGACTATGTTCTGGCGGAATTACGCGCGGCGCACGTGACGGGCATTGTGAAGTAAATGAGACAATGGAAGGATACAAAAATCCCCGCAGGCGCGGGGAAGTTAATAGGTCAGAT